GGGATATTACGCTGGGCGAGATGCAGGACGAGTGCAAAAAGCACGGAAACTGTATGATGTGCAACGTTAAGCATGTATGTGTTCATATGATTGAGAAACCATACACCGATATTGACCTCACCGATCCCCCGCGATTCAACGAGCAACAGATGGCGTTGCTGAACGGATTATGGGAAATCGGGGCGAGGAAGCTCACGACGTTCAACGTATTCGACAGCGCGTACTACATCATCGACAAGGAAGAACACTCGATAGGAACCATATTGATTTCCGTGTTCGGAAGGGCAGAAAGCCCGCTCGACCTCGCGGAGCTGCTTGGAAAGGACGGTGCGGAGTGAAGAACCTAATCTGCAAGCTACTCGGTCACAAGTGGCGCGATACATCGTATTGGGAGTTTAAGCGCGAGAACGAAAAGCAACTTCGCAGGAAGATATCGCAGTGGAGTTGCGACAGGTGCGGAGAAACAGATGTTTTCAAAACAAATCGCTGGCAACCGGATTTGCCCATTGACAGATACAAGTAACCCGTGATATACTACCATTACAGCGAACGGGTCAAAGACCCGAAAAACATAGCCGCGATGTTCTCGCCTTGTATCGAGTTTTGTAGCGGATAACGAGAATTAATTTTGCGGCGGTGAATTTAACCGTATCGGACGTGACAATCCGTAATCACGTGGAAGTCGTGACCGCAATTAAGTTTGTGCGGTGGCGACAGAAGGTATACGCGATTGGGAATGGATGATCTGTAGTGCATAGCTAACACACAGACCCGATGCGACGAAAGTTCGCACAATATCATCTATGCGAGGTGACGCACCACTATCTGTGGCAAATCCTCGCCCGCACAATGTTCACCAGCCTTCTTCATGGGCGACACTCTCCTTCTTGCGTTGAGCGTACTCGAAAGGGTGCGCTCTTTGTTGCTTCTTGACTTTAGCGCAATAAAGTGATAAAATGCAATGGAGAGAATATGCACGAGAGGTGGTTTAAGCATGCCCAACATATTTACTGGATTAAGCACATTCTGGACAGTGTTGATCTTAATATGGGCTATATCGACCGTTTTATATTACATACTAAAATTCATCATGTGGATCACCAAGAGGTAATTGTCCATGACGCAAACAGGAAGACCTAAGATCGAATGGGACGAGAAACAATGGGAACAATTTCAAGCGTTGTGTGAGATTCAATGCACGGCGGTTGAGGTTTGTTCTGTTATGGGCGTGTGCGAGGAAACGCTTAATAGACTTTGTGAGGATCAACTTGGGATGCGTTTTTCGGAGTATATAAAAAGCGAATCCGCAGGAGGGCGCACAAGCCTTAGGCGCATGCAGTGGGACGCGGCTAGGCAAGGAAACCCAACAATGCTTGTTTGGCTTGGCAAGCAGTATCTGGGGCAGTCTGACAAGCTAGAGACGCAAAACCAGAACATGAATTATGATATGGGCGTTGTAGAGCAAGTTGAAAACGCGGTGCTGGAAAAATGACGCGCGAAGAAGCCGTTGAGTTCCTTATCACAAGGCCGTATAAGTTGGGGCATCTAATCGGGTTCACGAAGCTAACGGTACTACACAACCAATGGATAATCGACATGGTGCGCGGTAAAGAGGATCAGACGCTACAGGCGCACAGATCGAGCTATAAGACAACGTGTGTATCAATCGCGCTTGCGTTGATTGTGGTTCTGCTCCCGAGACTGCGAACGTTGTTCATGCGCAAGACGGACGCGGATATCAAAGAGATCATCCGGCAGGTGCGCAAAATACTAGAGAGCCAGCAGATGCAGTACTTCGTACAGACGATATACGGGGTTAAGCTGATACTCACAACGGCGACCGTGAACGAGTTAAGCACGAACTTGACGAACGATCCGCGCGGGACTCCACAGCTCACGGGGCTGGGAACGGGCGGTTCACTCACTGGTAAGCACTTCGATAGAATCTTTACTGACGATATCGTGAACATCCAAGACCGCGTGAGCAAGGCAGAGCGCGACCGGACGAAGATCATCTATCAGGAGTTGCGGAACATCCTCAACAGGGGCGGCAGGTTCTTCAACACTGGTACTCCGTGGCACAGGGATGATGCATTCTCGCTGATGACAGAGCCGGAACGGTTCGATTGCTACAGCACGGGATTGATCGACGCGGAAGAGCTTGAAGTCATTAAGAACAATCTCACGCCGTCACTGTTCGCCGCAAACTACGAACTGCGGCACATCGCGGCAGACGGTCAGTTATTCACCGCTTCACCGAAGTTCGACAGCAACAAAGAATTGTTCGTAAACGGCGCGTGTCAGATCGACGCGGGATACGGTGGCGATGACGCAACTGCTTGCACTATCGGAGTGAGGCGCGGTGACACGATATACGGTTACGGCATGAAGTTCAATAAACACGTTGACTTCTGCTTGCCGGAGATTCTGGCGAAGTGCGACGAACTACGCGTGGGGTTGATCTTCTGCGAGTTGAACGGCGACAAGGGATATCTGGTCAAAGAGATTAGGCGGCTGAACTATCGCGCTCAAGGCTACAGCGAGAGCATGAACAAGAACCACAAAATCAGCACACACCTCCGTAAATGGTGGGATAAGATCATCTGGCTAGAGGGCACAAGCAAGGAATACCTCAACGACATCATGGACTACACCGAAGATGCGGAACACGATGATTGCGCGGACAGTGCCGCGTCACTGGTAAGATACTTAGACAAGGAATGAGGATTTGAGACATGTGGAAACGCTTCTGGGAGTGGGTTAAGTCGTTCTTCAAGAAAACACCTGAACCAGTACCGTCTACGTCCTACGCGGATAACTACGAAGATATCAATGGCGAGAACATCACCGCGACCATATCCAACGCGCTTGCATCGAAGGTGTACGGCGATAGCGATATGGTTATTGACGGTACAGGAAAGCGCGTCGAGCTTTTGCAGGACACGCTCAACTCACTTTGGGCAGATGATATGCCGTGGATCACCGCGCAAGCGTTCGGCAAGGGCGGTATGGTTCTGGTTCCGACTGTCACGGGCGGCGAGATCGTCATCACGGCGGCGAATCAGGAGCGGCTATTCGTCACCGAGCGCAGAGGACGTAAGGCATCAGGAGCGGTTCTGCTTGCAGAAGTGGCGACCATTGACACGTACGAATATCAACGCTGGATTAACTACACGATGGACGAGAACGGCACGCAGATGATTCAGACCGTCATCACCGATTCGTCCGGAGTTCCCGTTCCGTTTGCAACTGTCCCCGCGTGGGAGAGTATCACGCCGGAGGTCACGATTGGCGGCACAGACCGTCTACTGCTTGGTTTCGTCCGTTGCCCGCGTGACAACCGTCTGGAAAGCAAGGCATACGGCGTACCGATTACCTACGGCGCAGAGCGCGAAGTGCTAGAGGTCGTTGAGCATCTTGGCATCTATCGCAGAGAGTACCTTCTCACTCGTCCAATGCTCGGGCTTGACGCTTCACTGTGGAGAAGTAAGACCGACACGGCGGCATCAAGCTTAGCGACCATTGACCAGATCAAGCGGACGGTACAGGACAGTGACACGCCGTTTATTCCGGTTGACTCTCCGGTTATGGGTGACACGGGATGGCAGTTTTACGCGCCGTCAATCCGTCAAGAGGCTATGGAGGCGCGGTTACAGTCGCTCTATCGCAGACTTGAAAAGGCGTGCTCGCTCTCTCAGGGCATCCTAACTGAGCATCAAGCATTGAGCTATGCGAACAAGGACGAAGTACGCGCGGCACAGTATGACACGTTCGCAGTTATCACCGCAATGCGAAAGAACATCGAAGCGGCAATGGTTGACGTTGCGTATGCCGTGGACGTTCTTGCGGAGCGGTTCGGGCTTACTCCTGCGGGTGCGCGTGGCAACTATGAAATCTCTTTCGATTGGGATTACTCCATGATCGAAAGCACCGAGCAGAGCTACAATCAGTTGAGCGACCTACAGACAAGAGGCGGCATCAAGCTCGCACGGCTGGCATCGTGGGTTACGGGCGATTCTCTGGACGATGCACAAGCGGAGATCGAGGAAGCAAAGCAGGACATTATCGCGCCGCTTGACTTTGGTCTTGAGGGCGATGTCACGAACAATGACGGCGCGGTTGCCGACACACTGGATCAGGCAAGCACGGCGGCGGGCAAGACGCTCAACGGAGCACAGACACAGTCGCTTATTACCGTAATTCAGCAGTTACAGGCTAAAGTTATAAGCGAGGGACAGGCGGCTAACATCGTTGCTGCGGCTATCGGCGTTTCTAAAGACGAGGCGTTGAGTTTAATCAGGGGTATCTAGTATGTTGCCGGACGAAAAGATTGAAGCGGCTATCGAGATATTCCAGCTGCGAGTAGACCGCGTTAAAGAAAAGTATCTCCGCATGGTTGGCGAACACATTGCCAAGATCGGCAAGATAAGCTCGACGGACTTGCAGCTAATTGAGCAGTTGCGCAAAATGGACGTAACCATGCAGACCGTAGAACAGGAGCTTGCAGCGGTTTTAAGGCGCAACATAGCAGATGTACGGCAACTGCTCAAAAACGCCGCTACGAGCGTGTACGGCGACGCAGCGCGATTCTACGAGCAGACACCGTTCAAGAATAATGTTGTGATGCAACAGATTCTTCTCGGACAGATCAGGGTAACCGATAGCGCACTGCTGAACCTGTCCAGAACCACGCTACGGTCAACCACATACAGACAAGCGGTTGACGATGCGGTTCAAGCGGTTCAATCTGGCGTGACCACGTACACGAAAGCGATTGAGAGCGGATTGCGTGACGTTGCTGGCGAGGGATTGCGCGTTCGGTATCCGTCCGGCATATCAAGACGAATTGACACGGCGATGCGGCAGAACATTCTCGACGGTGTGCGGAGCGTTAACCAGAAGATTGCAGAAGCGGTCGGCAAAGAGTTCGACGCGGACGGAGTGGAGATCAGCGCACACTTGGACTGTGCAGAGGATCACATTGAGGTGCAAGGCAAGCAGTACACAAACGCCGAGTTTGAGGAACTACAAAGCAATCTTGCGCGTCCGATTGGTACGCTGAACTGTAAGCATTTTGCATTTCCCATCGTCGTTGGCATCAGTGAACCGTCACGAACTGCGGAGGAATTGGAGAATGTCAACCGAAACAGCACCGAAAAGGTGACGATTGACAATCAGACCAAAACGCGGTATAATTGGACGCAGGAACAGAGGCGCATAGAAACAGCTGTTCGCTACCAGAAAGACGTTGCAACGCTTGCAAAAGCGGCAGGAGCGGACGATCTAGCAAGGACAGCGCAGACCAATATCAAGGCGTTACGCGCGGAGTACAGAAAGATATCCCAAGCGGCAGGTATTCCAACGCAATACGACAGAATGAAAGTAGCGGGTTACATACCTGTGAAATAATAATCCGGCGGGATCAAAAACGCAAACGCACGAGGAGCCGACCTCGTAAAAAAGGCGTAATGCGACAGGAGACACATGAAACGCGAAACCATTGAATCTCTTATCCCTGAAACGGTTGAGAACCGAGCGGCAGTTATTGACAAGATCATGACCGAAGCGGGCAAGGACATCACGCGCGAACAGAAGAAGTTCGAGGACTACGACGATATCAAGGAGCAGTTGACCAAAGCACAAACGACCATCGCGGAACTTGAAAAGGTCAAGGGAAGCGCGGACGAGTTGCAGAAACAGATTGACGCTTACAAGACCGCCGAAGCCGAACGCGTGGCGAACGAAGCCAAGACCGCGAAACAGCGGGAAGCCGCACAGCGGTTCGCTGCTGCAAAGGGACAGCACGAGTTCCTTGACCCCGATATTGAAGATGCTATCATGAACAAG